GATAAGGATTTCCAATACCTGACGGTCATAGTAATAGTTATCTTCAACACGATAACCAACAATGCGAGCCTTCTCTTTTTGGCAGTAATCCTTTGCTGCATTCCTAAGAGACCTGCTAATAAGTTTAGTTGTTTCTTTGCCATCTAAACTTTCCCACGCTTTCAACTTCTTGGGGTGGGTCAGAAACCATAGCCATAACTCTTGGCGTATGTCTGCTGATTCCACCATGTGGAACTTACGGGAGAACTCATAAGCGATAGCGCCTACAAGTCCTTCGTATTGTTCTATTACCATGCGTACGTCTTACCCTCCACAGTGAATGACCTACCGATAATTGGAACAGTCACAGGGGTAACGTTACTGCGACGGATGTACAGAATGGCAAAGCCTTGCTGCCAGTTAGCAGCACCCGTGGATAGGTAGTCTGCTTTGTTCAAATCCATCAAGTGCCCGACTTCAACTCCAAAGAGTCTTGAACTAATCCGCCCATTGTATCCGACGTGGTAATGTTGGATACCTTGGCGGTGGGTGTGTCCACATACGACAGATAATCCGATACGTCTCGCAAGGTTAAGCGCAGTTCCTCCCGAAGTTTGTAGAAGGCTTCCTTCGTCTCCGTGTGCAAGAGCCCATCCTGGGGCAAACTGCCAGATTTTATCGTGATACGTAATATCGAGTTCACGGTATCGGAGCAGTTCCTCATACTCCAAAGCGCGGAGGCTAGCAAGTGCAGGGGCATACTTTGATATGTAGTGGTCGATTCTGTCGCCATGATTACTCCTCATAGTGTGGAATGGCTTGTCCCCAAGAACGTCCTTGAAGCCTTCCATAATGTCAGATGTTTTATCTAATCCTGATTGTAAAGTCTTGGCGTACTCGCCTGCTCTACCTTTGTTCCAGCGAGATGGTTCAGGGCTATCAGCCTCATCACCTACGCAGTACAGTTCATCAGGTTCAAAATCATATACGAAATCCTGAAGTGCTGTGATGGCTCTGGCATCATGGCTGGGAGCCTGTATATCAGAAAGTACTACTACCCGCTTTACTTTCGATTTCTTTTTGCTCACGCTTTCTTCTTTCGTTTCTTGGCAGGCTTCTTCTTGGCTCTGCGCTTGTTCTCCATAGCCACGTTGTCAGACTTAGAAACAACACGAAGATTAGACTTGCGGTCATCACCAGCACGTCCCTTGTTGTTCTTATGGTCTACTTCTTTATGGCGAGGAAGATTCTCTCCAGTGCTGTCTTCGTAATCAACACGGGCTTTGTTAGAAGAAGTAGTAACAACTTCCCCATTCTTCTTGCGACGTTTGAAAACATAGATAGGTCTACCACCGTTCTGCTTACTGCCTTTGTAAGGTCCAAAGCGTTTAATCATTGTCCCATTGTCCTCTCAGCACTAGCAATCCTATGATTGCGTAGTTAGCCATGTCTATGAACGAATCTTCTAAAGGCTCGTTCTCAGGTTCCTTGTTGTTATCTATTAAGTTGTTTATCCGAGCAAGTTTATCATGCATACGCACACGCAAGCCGTTCAAAGGACCGCCAGGACTTTCGGAAATGTTCTTGGGTCCGTAGTCGTTATGCTTCTTTATGAGAAGTTCAGCGAGCGAGTCGTAGGTGTACCACACGACCAAATCAAACTTGCTTGGCTCGTCATCATTTAGTTCCATTGTCATTAAGGAACCTTTCTAGTTGGTCAAACATATTCTGTGTACCAGTGATTACTTCAGCCTCTTCCACGAACTCCTCAAAGTCTTCACCACTAGCGTTAATCATCATGAGTGTGACACTCTGAGTCAAGCCGTAGGCTTCTTCCCAGTCCTTATCTAAGATGTAGTTGGTAAGTTCACCCAAGAAGGTAAAGAGATTGAAGTTATAGCGTGGGTTGAGTTTAACCATCCAGTCATACTCCACACCGAAATGGTCCATATACTCAAATAGATTACCTGTCTTGAAGTTATCCTTCTTGCAGGCAAATGTGCCATCGTCTTCAGGTAATAACATTATTGAGCACCCGCTATCTTTTCTTTGAAGTAGTCTGAACCGTGAACTCTATAAAGGGAGTTGACATCTTCGCCTTCGGGTGCTTGGATAATAACAAGATTAGACAACTCTCGGGAAAGGGACTTGCCGAACTCAGAGCCCGCATTATCTCCATCTGCGAAGAGGAAAACCTTATCGAAGTCAGCCAAGAGCCGAGTGTAATGTTTCTTCCAATTATTAACGCCAGGGACACCAACCGCTGGTATGTTGCATACCATGTCCAAGGTGATGGTATCGATTTCACCTTCACAAATGCAAATGTATGACGATGCACGGAAAAACGCTCCCACGTTATACAAGTGTGTCGTAGCCCCAGCCAAGCCCATGTATCGTGGCTCTTCGTGTCCGAGACTTCTGAATCGAATGTCAACCACACCTGACTTTGTAAGGTACGGGATAGCGAGCCGATTCGTATACGCTTCATGACCAGTTAGCGGGTCTAAGACGACGCCCAAGCGTGCCTTCTCCGCTGCTTCCATTGTGATTCCCCGTTCTGCGAGGTAATCCTCCGCTTCGTGCAGAGCGCTGTGGTAATACTTTGCCGCTCTCATCAAAGATTCTTTTTGCGATGTTGACTGCTTCACGAAACTCCACTCCTTCTTTAGCCATAATTATAGCATACGCATCACCTTTTATCTGACATGCAAAGCAACAGAAAGCATTCTCATCTCTTGTCGCTGAGGCACTGTTGTGCCTATCGTCATGGAAGGGACACTTCATTGAGAACCACCCATGTCGAGTCGGTACTCGGGCGCCGTAGTGCTCTAAAACTACTGATATATCAGGCTTTTCCATCGATTGCCTTTCGTAAGAGTTCTACCCACACTGACACTGGAAGCGTAGCATACCAGTCAGCAGGGTTGCCTTTACCCTTACGTTTATGAATGACAACTCCCGTCCATGCTTTGGAGTTTTTAGTTTCAACTTCTAATTCTGCTAGCCAACCAGCCAAATCTAACTTGGCATGGTTCTTGATTTCAATACAGACACCATTGATGCCTGAGATATCACCTTTATCTAAAGTGGCTCCCGCAAGCCGTCTTTCTGCGTACGGGAACCACTCTTGTAGATATTTAACTACGTCTCGTTCTGCTTGCGAACCCTTAATCTTGGACTTGCTTGACATTAGTACCAGCCGTTCCTTTGCCAAAAAGCCCACGCCTTTGAGGGCGTGTCGTAACGGTGGACAATGTATTTAATCCCCATATTCACTTGGTATTCAATTGTTGAGCCTTGAGGTGTACCCAATACTTGGGCAATACCATAGGCAGATGAGTGAGGGTTCTTGGCTTTCCAGTTCCAAGCAGACTCCTTACCCCATAACTTCGCTAACGCTGACCATTCACGGTTAGGATTGCGAAACATCTTATTCACTTTTTCTTTTGCATATGTCCTTGCATACAATACTGGACTTGCCATAACGGCTTCTCTGTCAGAAATTTTTCTGACCAAAGACTCCGTATGAGTAGTCTTGATGAGCCACGCACCCACACCGTGGGGCATAGTTGCCACAAATATTGCAATCGCGGACATTATTGTTACTGTTGTCAGTTTCATCTTTACTCCTCAATGGGTGCGGTTGCCTGTGTTCCACAGTCAGCACACTCCATATCTAGAAAATACATCCCAATGGTGTTGTCTTCTGCGAAGACTACCTTGAGATTCCATACGAAACTCCCACAGATGCACACCGTAGTTGGATTACCACGGATATCCATCGCCTTGTCATAACTCGGTTTGAGTTCTGAGATTGGTCTGGACATTAGGACCTATCTGGGATATCTGATACGTCCATGACTTCAGGGTTGAATTGCAACCAATGAGCCGTACCCCCTGAAGGGTCTGCTTTGCCATATCGGTTCTTTACGGGCGCGACGGCTATATATCCTGGCGCGTCGGAACCTACCGTGCAAATCAGCGCTGGCAACTGTGCCACCATGCCCTGCAAAGCAGAACGTGGTTGACACGGAGTACCAGCATACGACTCTTTGGTGTGATGTAGTACGAGAATAGCAGAGTTCGTATCTCTTGCGAGATATTTCAACTCTTTGATTGTGGAACGCATGCCCGCAAACTCTTCTCCCCCATCGTTGGAGATGTCCATTAAGTTGTCTACAACGATAAGAGTTGGAGCACAGCCCCACAACTCTTCAAAGGCTAGCACCTCTTGGTCCAAATCAGCCAGCGTTGGTGCTGACTCAAAAGACCAAAAGACATGCCCTGAAGAATCATTGATGATTTTCCGTGACTCTTCGACTTTATCAGAGAGCATAACTTCTGCCTCTGTTTGAGTCTTGCCAGTAATCATGGAAAGTAGGCGCATAGCCATAGTATGCGCGTTTGTGTCGGCACTTACATACAACGTCGGTACTTTGGTACGCAACGCTATCGCAAGTGCAAGTGTCGACTTACCAGCACCAGGGGTACCAGCAATCATCGACACTTCCGACCTGCGAAAGATTATCTTGTTGTTGTCAAGCGTACGAAACACCGAGGGTAGTGGTTCACCACCGATGTCCGCGCTACCAACAGCACGGGCAAGGGTTCTCATGTTTTAGAATGTGCTCCATTCAGGCTCATTCCTGCGAAGGAATATCGCATCACATTGGTCAGGTGTTCCCTTTGGAGTAGGGCACATATAACCCTTCCAAGGACCCTTAGCACTAGAACCTTGACGCTTGGTCATAGGACCATGCTTGCAACTACGTCCTGTCGGAGCAGTTGATGGTGTTGATGTTTGTGGTACAGGT